ATGACCTGGTTTATTGACCGGCGTCTTAACGGCAAAAACAAGAGCACGGTGAATCGCCAGCGCTTCTTGCGCCGTTATAAAGCGCAAATTAAACAGTCGATCTCCGAGGCCATCAACAAACGCTCGGTGACCGACGTCGACAGCGGCGAATCCGTCTCCATTCCCAACGATGACATCAGCGAACCGATGTTTCATCAGGGGCGTGGCGGTCTTCGCCATCGCGTGCACCCAGGTAATGACCACTTCGTCCAGAATGACAGAATCGAGCGGCCACAAGGCGGAGGCGGCGGTTCTGGCAGCGGTCAGGGACAGGCCAGCCAGGACGGTGAAGGCCAGGATGAGTTCGTCTTTCAGATTTCAAAAGACGAATATCTCGACCTGCTGTTTGAGGATCTGGCCCTGCCGAATCTGAGAAAGAATCAGCACCGTCAGCTCAACGAATACAAAACCCATCGCGCGGGTTATACCGCAAACGGGGTGCCCGCCAACATCAGCGTGGTGCGTTCACTGCAAAACTCGCTGGCGCGACGCACGGCGATGACGGCAGGCAAACGTCGCGAACTGCGCGAGCTGGAAACCAACCTGAAAGTGGTGGAAAACACCGAACCGGCGCAACTACTGGAAGAGGAGCGCCTGCGAAAAGAGATTGCCGAACTGCGGGCGAAGATCGACCGGGTGCCGTTTATCGACACGTTCGACCTGCGCTATAAGAACTACGAAAAACGTCCGGAGCCTTCCAGCCAGGCGGTGATGTTCTGCCTGATGGACGTGTCAGGTTCAATGGATCAGGCCACCAAGGATATGGCTAAGCGTTTTTATATTCTGCTCTATCTGTTCCTGAGCAGAACGTATAAGAACGTGGAGGTGGTCTACATCCGCCATCACACTCAGGCGAAGGAGGTGGATGAGCATGAGTTTTTCTATTCGCAGGAGACCGGTGGCACCATCGTGTCGAGCGCCCTGAAGCTGATGGATGAGGTGGTGAAGGAGCGCTACGACCCGGCGCAGTGGAACATCTACGCCGCCCAGGCATCGGATGGCGATAACTGGGCGGATGACTCGCCCCTGTGTCATGAAATTCTGGCGAAGAAGATCCTGCCGGTGGTGCGCTACTACAGTTACATTGAAATTACCCGTCGCGCCCACCAGACGCTGTGGCGCGAGTATGAGCATCTGCAAGCGATGTTTGATAACTTTGCGATGCAGCATATTCGTGACCAGGATGACATCTATCCGGTATTCCGGGAACTGTTCCAGAAGCAGAGTTCTACAACCTCCAATTAAATGTTATTAATCAGCCAGTTAACCATGTTTTTCTGGCTGATTTTATTGCATTTTCATTCTTAATTTTCACTATATTTTTCATTCGCTTAGCTTTTATTTTGGGGAATGCGATTTTGAAGAAGTGATAATGATAAACTTCCTTTGAGCTTTAAGGATGGCCATCATGCGATGGAGGAAAAATCCTATCGTGCCGACCAAAACCACACAAAAAAAACCAGCCGCTTATGGCTGGTTATTCGTCAGTGAAGCATGGGGAAATTTATCTATATTGCAGGGCAATCATCATCTAATGCACGATTGATGAAGAATGTCACCCTACCCAGCACTTCCACTTCTTCAAGCGCTGCTCCCTCAATCGCTTCACCATCATCCGTAATGAGCGCCTTGCCCATGAGTTTTGCAAATTGTGTGTGGCCGTCGCACAAAATTAACAACACATCTCCAGGCGTCTTTTTCGTTGCTGGCTCTATGACCGCAAACCCCATATCAGTTTCGAGCACCCTGCTATCAGCGCCCATGTGACACAGTATTTCGGGAGTGAGCTGGCGCTCGACGTAATCAGTCGCAGGTGATGCAAATCCCATTAGTGAACCCTCCCCATGTTACGCAAGATCCAGTAACGGTTTTCGCTACCGTCTGTCGTTTTATCAGCGAAACCAGGTTGGTTGCGCTCTATCCACTTGTTTGCATCGTCACGGGTAAAGTGCCAGTTAAAACCACGCAACTTTTGTATGAAGCGGTCTGTTCTCAGGTAGCGGTAGCCCTTTGGGTTAAGCTCTATGGCCGCAATAAAAGCAGCACGAATATTCGGTTGACGAGGCATAAACGCACCCTCACTCGCTCATTGACTGTATGCATATACAGTAGTATTTTCACGAAAACAGATCAAGCACAGGCAGTTTTCACTTATAAGAGGATCGGTATGTTTGTTGAACTGGTTTATGACAAACGCAATGTTGAGGGGCTCGAAGGTGCCAGAGGAATCATACTGGCCGAGCTGACGAAGCGGGTGCACCAGATTTTCCCTGATGCCGAAGTGAAGGTGAAGCCGATGCAGGCGAACGGCCTGAACAGCGATGCCAGCAAAAGCGATCGGGAAAAACTGAACCGCTTGCTGGAGGAGATGTTTGAAGAGTCCGATATGTGGCTGGTTTCTGAGTTCCCGACCGTTCGCCAGGTTGGCCTGTAGATATTGTTCGGGTAATATTCCCGACGTTTGCTCGGGCATGAACACTGAGCAATCAGCCGCCGCTCATTCTTACACAAAATGGGCGGCGGTTTTTTACGAGCCCTGTTCCTGCTTTAAAGCCTCTTCCGTTTGTTTCTGATTCCAGATGCTGTCAACTGGCATTTCTACACGAACGCTGACGAACTGGTGAGCCGGGATGTCAACCGGCTCACCATCTGCCAATCCATCACGCTCATTCCTGGCAAATGCTGGCGCATCAGGGTGAGTTCGGTGGTAGGTTTTCACCAGCACAGAACCATCCGCGCTAACCTCATAATCCAGCCATATGAGCGGTTGCTTATTCCTGTCTGTGGGGATTTCAAATCCTCCGTCGATACCGCCCCAGGCAGCGTCTGAATTGAGTGCTTTACAGCCTTCAATAAGATATTGCCCGACATCCAGACGAGTCACCGTGACGCCTTCTGATTCGTCGTTAGTTTCATACTTACCATCAGTGAAGATTTTGACGACCGGGGATGCCTGCTTTATAAAGCCATTGCTATCCACGACTGTGTTTTTATCATCGTATAATATCCTGCTGTGATTCCATCCAGTTGCTGCTGCACCACCAAAAATACGAACTTTGCCAGATGACTGAAAAGGCATTGAAAAAAGGCTATACGTATCACCTGTCCGGGCAAATATTGTCGGTGAATAGTTCCATATATTCCATGGCTCTGGTATCTGTGCATTATTTCGAAGAACTGTAAGCCCATATCCTGTCAATCCAGCAAGAAGATCATCCTGGCTCGTTGTGTTGAATATTAATGCCCCATCCGGACGACCAAGCCCAAACATGCCGGGCTGCATGACTTCGTCGCTCGCTGTTCCTATGTTTTTTGTTGCGGCAGTTCCTAAACTGCTCTTGTCGGCTTTTTTGTTCAACTCAGTGATAAAACTATTCCATGCTGGTCCGTTCCACTCACTACCGTCTGGAAGCTTAACTGTAACGTTGCCAGTCCCGCTGAATATGCTTTGCCAGTTCTGCTTGTCATAGTTCAGGCCGCGCATGGCTTCTGCGCTTTGTGCCACCAGCGCAGCAGTAACAAGGTTCATCGCAACGCGCGGCACGGCATACCATGCAGCGCCGCCCTGCGTTGGTCCGGTATAGTTACTGACCAGCGTCAGGGAGGTATTGCTGTTCACCGTTTTGATAGCGAGCGTGTAAGGGATGCCGCCAACCGTCACAACAATAAAATCGCCGACGGCAAGCTCGGTGGTAAAGGCGGTACCGCTGCCGGTTACCGCGGCTGAATTATTTGTCAGAGTCAGTGTTCCTGCGGACATAGTTGCTCCTTTGAAGCAATAAAAAACCCCGCCGGAGCGAGGTTCAGCAAGTTAGAAGTCGTTAAACGTACATATCGGGAATGACCGGGAGTGAAATAGGCGTAACCCCGGCGTTCGCCAGCTGCCTGTCTGCCCAGCCGACATACACTCCCCTTCCGACCCTGAGGGTCCCGTTCTGCATGACCAGCCCATAGTGGTAGTGATAAATGCGACCGCCACCGAAGCTGGGGACCCTCAGCCCAAAACGGCCAACGGGCACATATCCGCCACCGGGAACTGTCTGCGCCGTCGTGGAAGGCACAAAATTAACGCCAAGATAAACGAACGGGCGCCGCGCAGTTGAGAACGTGCACTGGCCCGCGGCGTTATAGATATTGAATCCGGAATTCGCGGCCACCGGAGAAACGCCACCAGCGAAGATGACCACATCAACGGTGCCGCTCATGGGCTGGTCTTCCGTGTTTGATCCATCATTCAGAAACAGCAGCCGGTTTCCGTCATAGTCCAGCGTGTAAGGGCTGTTCCACTTACAGCAGACCAGATATTTGCTGCGATCAAATCCTGCAATGGTCGGAGTAACCCAGCCGGACGTACCGACAGTTACCCTGGCTTTGTAGATGCAGTACCCGACCCTTGACGCCGTGGTGATCGCAGTAAAATCGGTGCTGTTCTGAACGAGAAGGCCAACGTTTGAGTTCTGGCTTACGGGCAGGATCTGCCAGAGTGTGCCGGAGAACGCCACGCGCTGCGGATTGGGAAATCCGGGGTTTGAATTCCCGCTCCAGTTCTGCGTGACGTTCGCGCCGGAGATAGTGACGCTGTCCAGCTTGAATACCGGACACCCGCCCCTTAAAAATCAGGTCAGCAACCTGAACAACGCCGTTGTCGTCCATTGCCACCAGATACAGTTCCGCCGGTTTCCCGACACAGCGTTCGTTAAGCGTTTTGGCAAACAGGGACATGTCCAGGCCGGAAAGCGTCATCCTGAGCTGCGTCGGGCTCGTCGTGTTGGTTTCATTGACATCATCAATTGCGCCCATCGTTCCCATGCCGTAATAGACATATCCGCCCAGCACCAGCGTGCCGGTGCCGGAATGGACGTAAGCGATCCCGGACTCAAACTGTACATTGGCCGCCAGCACCGCGGTAACCCTGTCACGGGAGAGCCAGGTGATCATCGAATCTGAAAAAGGTGAATACAGCATTAAAACGCCTCCTCAAATTCCAGTGTGTAGCTGGTGAAAACGCCGGGAACGCGGTTACCCGCGCCCTGCTGGTTATCTTTCAGCTTAAAAATACCGTAGGGGTTAGCCACCTCAATTTTGCCGTTAACCGGCGGCGAGGTACGCAGCATCGGCGCAATCGGAATCATTGCGGTACCCGTTGAAGTACTGGTCACATCAGCAGTGACCATCTTCAGCTCGTCGTTCACGGTAAGGTAATCCCCGGTGCGCAGCACGAGCTTGCCGGGTGTCCAGCCTTTGCTGCTGAGCTGGGTCCCCGTCTGGTTGGCATCCTGCACCACCGGATTTCCGGCTGGCGTTCTCCCCTCGCGTCCCCAGTCGCGAATTTTTACCCTGCCGTATTCACCATCGAGATCGGCCACCAGCGCATCGATACGCCGGGATTTATCGTCGGTAAGGTTGTTAAACGTCAGGGAGCAGATCCAGCGGGTGCCGGGGAAACGAACGGTCTGTGAGGCACCGTTAAAGGGAGAGCGAAATGTTTTGGTGTTACTTTCCGGTCGCCATGTCAGGGACGACGGGCATACATCAGCAGGCCATTCAAGCGCAGCCATACTTATTCACTCCTTATTAAACGCCAAGCAGTCGCCTGCCCTGCCCGTTGGTCTGGAAATCACTCAGCATGTCCTGCCGCGCCTTCTTCGCTCCGTCTCTGGCCCTTTTAGCGGCAGCCTGCTCCATCGCCTGCTTAAGCGCGGCATCGCCATTACCGGAAATGGTGAAATGCTGATAAATGGTCTGTTGAATGCTATTCCCTCCCGCGCTAACAGAGGAGACAGCATCATCTACCATTCGCACGCCGAGAGAGCCGTCTGCGGTTCTGGTTAGCGGCATGATCGCCTCTGGCCCAGCTTCACCCATCAAGCCAGCACCTTTAGCGAAGGCGAACATCGTAGGGCTGTTCACAATTCCATTGCGGAATTTGCTCAGATCAGGGGAATCATAAACCCCGCCTTTTGCGTTCAGGGTTAAACCAGAAGCAGCTGAATCGTAGGCGCCAGATGGCGTACTGCCACCAGAAGACGCGCCGCCAAACATCCCGCCAAGCGAGCCGAGAAGCCCACTATCACCGGCAGACTTGAGGCTATTCACCAGGATAGCCCTAAGCAGAACCTTTTGGAGTTCGCTCAGCACGCTGTTAGCCCAGTCCGCCCAGTCCGCTTTACTCCCGTTGAGTGCATCCGCCATGTTGTCAACCAACCCATCCAGGGTGTTGCCCACAAGACCCGATATTCCACGATACGCCGCGATATCCAGATGTTGAGCGGGAATCAACAACACATTGGTTCTCTGCGTTTTGCTTTGGTGATACAAGTCGGAGGTGATGAGGGTTAACACATAAGGTGTTGTGACAGATATGGTCTATATACTTACCTTCCGGTATTGGCCCATTATGCATTTCCCAAGAAACCCGGTGGGCTAAAAGAACCTTTGGGTTACCAGAGGCATTTCGATCTGTACCAATAACACCATAAGTTAACTTTCTTTCTCCGCTACCGCCCTTCACTGTTGCGGCACACCAGCACCAACAATCTTCTTCACCTTTTTTATCAACCTTTATCCAAAATCTCTCTTCAATCGTCTTTCTTGCGGCCATGACAATGCCTCCCGGTTAAAGGATTTTCAGGATAATGAAATTATTTATGGCGCCAGAAAGCGTACTCTTTACCGACTCCATCGGACTTAAAAATAGTGTGGATGCGCGGGCCGGTTACTATCCGATCGCCGAAAGACTTCGCCACAATGCCGAACGCCAGCATGCGAGATACAGCTCAACATCTGCCGGGGCTGTCAGTAATTCATCCACCAGCGCTATACGCCCACACTGGCGAAGCGAGGCCGCCCATTTGCTCAGCATGTCAGGCGAGGCCACCATTCTCGTGCCGCGCTGCGGGTCAGGCTGACTGGTGAGCAGCGTTGTGATAACCACGTCGCGCTGCTGGCGGTATTCAACGTAACCAGTAAACCCGGCATCACGCCGTTCGTTGTGGATCTTCACGTTACGTTCCACCAGCGCCTGTCGGTCGGGACGCGGTACCGAACGCTCTACGGCTTCATGCTCATCGAGAGAATGGATCAGCTTTTCTGAACCGACCACATCACCGTAAGCCCACGTCGTCAGGCCAGCATTATGGATGCGCAGGGCGAGGTCGCTGTGTTCGTACATGCCGCGACCGTAAACCGGATCGAAACCGCCAACCTTCTCGATAGCGCTACAGTGGTAATACAGCATCACGCCACGCTGCCCGGTGTAAGCGATGTGCTTATCATCCCGGTACAGGACCGCCATATCCTTCAGCTTATTCGTCCCTGCCAGATCGAGAAACTGGTAAGCCAGGTGTGGCTCAGGTGATTCGATGTAAGGCAAGTGCCAGTTATCAGCGATGGGCCAGGCGTCATCGTCCCAAAGGAAAAGATGTTCGCACCCGGCGTCCATTAGCGCGGTTAAACTGGCGTTCTTCGAAGCAACAATGCCGAGTGATGTTTCATGGCGAAGCAGCTGCACGCCGTCAGGCACTACTGCGGCAGGTTTAGAGCCATCGTCGATAACCACCACCAGCGCACCGATGGGAAGATGTTTGGTGTGCTGCTCAATGGCGCGGTTTAAAACGTCTGGCCGGTTGTGGGTAGTAATGGCAATGCCAATCCGTGACGCTGAAGCGCAGGCAGGCACAAACGGGACACCATCAATAGTGACCTGCATAATTTCTCCAGTAAGGGATTATCGGCGGCGAATGATCACTTCACCTCAACTCCATTGAAAATGATTATCATTTTCGATAGCGTAGTTCTGTCGGTTATGCAGTGACCGATAGTTATTCTCTCCAGTCCAACCGCCGCCTTCGGGCGGCTCTTTCGGAGCCATATGGTCGCTAAAAGCAAAAAACATTGCCGACGGATAGCCCGTTCGTTCTTCAGCACGAATGTTCCTGAATTCGTACTTCAGCCACCCACACCGAATAGAACGCCGGAATATGTTTCGGTGACATCAGAAAAAGGCTCACTGCTCATTCATCTGGTGCCTAAAGAAATTTATTAATGTGTCAGGCTCACAGCTCAAAGACTTACTTTGATGTACGCGTGCGATGCACAACAAAAAGGCCGCCTAAGCGACCTTTGATTTTTTAACGAGATCCACCGCCTCCGGGGCGGGAATCAGCAGATCGTCCACCACAGCGAGAACCATCGCTTGCGGTATCTGAGTCATGTTGACAGTTACCTGCATACGCTTGAGTTGTTGCACCCAGAGACATCAGAATAAAAAGAACAGCCAGTGCATTTTTCATTGTGCTTACCATGTGTAGGCCATCATTTGACGGCGCGTTTATCATAGTACTTTTTCTTCATGCACGAAAACCCTCCAACGAGTGACTAAAGAATTTAATGCTCGTGTGAGCCGCTTGATAACTTGTAGCGGGATAGTGCTTCTTTTTTCTGCGGCTGCGATGAGTGTAAGAAAATTCTTAAAGCGTCCACTTGCGCTTGAAAGCAAAATGACACAGGTCATTATTAAAATCCTCTGAGCTGGCTCCTACCAACGCCAGAGGGTGTAGTACCTTAAAACGAAATAAGCCGTATAAGTTGCCTTCCAGTGGAGGGCTATTTTTTTACCATTATCAAGCCCACCAGCAGGTGAGCTTTGTAATGGCTACGAATCCACCGCGTTATGCAGTGCTTCCTGACTGGCAATATGCTCGTAACGAGAAACCGTCTTTCCGTTCTGGTTCATCACGTAGGCGACCTCGCCGGGTTTCAGGAATACATTTTTGTCCATTCCCGATACCGCGATGCTCTGCTGCCCCGGATTGAACCCTACACTCAACCCGCAATGAATCTCTTCTCCGCCACCTGGCGACATTACTTTTACTGTTAACATGCTTCTTCTCCTGCTTCTTCTGGGAATAAAAAAGGCCGCCCATTGGCAGCCTTTTGACGTTAGAGATGTTACTTATGAGGTATGACATGGTTTACAGCAGTAGTAACACCCGTTTGATTTTGAATAATGCTTCTTAGCTTCCGTGACAGCTGGACGACATGTGTCGAAGATACCAAGGTAAATGCGATTCTCTGTCGCAGGCATAAATGCGCATCCTGTAACGTGTACCTCGTGGTCGCCGTTTGCCTGAGCATTTTTATTGACGTAATAGAACTGTCCCATTTTTAAAATCCCAGAGTGACGCTGCTTCTTGCAGCACCTGAGATGTTAATAATCTTGTAGCTTCAAAGTTACGATATATCCTTAAACTTTGAGCGAGTTCACTTTAAACACTGCTCACGCTAGTACTCAGTGAATGCCTGCTGTAATTCCTTAGCCCAACTTAGCGCGCACCAGAGCATCTTTGGCTTCAAGCAGCTTGCGTAAGCCTGCTGACTTTTCCGCGCTGTCTGGCATGGTTTCGTCCATCAGTGCCGCGAGATCACCGATTGGCTTACTCACTTCTTGTAGGTGCGCAGGTAGATGCTGATACGCAAAATACTTCATGATTGGAGATGACATTATTTACCCTCGGTTAGTAAAAAGCCCCGCTTACGCGAGGCTGGTATTGATTTGGGTAATGGCAATCAATCTTCTTTTTTGATCACCACTTCCTGCGGTCGCATCTGCTGGATCGCCCGAACGATACAGTAAGGAATTACTGCCCAGGCAACTCCCATGGCGGCTCCTGCTGCTTGCTGAGGCGCGCTGACAGCGCCGAAAACCCCAACGATACCTTGAACAAAGCCAATAGCCCCGAATACAACACAAATAGCCCAGAGGATCTTCATCAACCTAACTCCTTTTATTAAAGAGCCATTAGGATAATTCTGAATGCCGTTTAGTAAAGCTTTATTGCATGAATTGCCGGAACTTATCGTACCGCTTATAGCGACAACCATTATCAAGCCCACCCGCAGATGAGCTTTGTAATGGTTACTGCGCTGGTTGAATATCGATGAAGTACTCTTTGCCCTGCTCAAACTGTTCGAATGCAGCCGGGTTCGAGACAACCAGCTGCAATTGGCCGCCAGGCGTGTACTTTGACCATGACTTGTTTTCTTCTGTGTCAGCGGTCACGGGGCTCATGTGAATTGTACGGTGTGAATCGCCATCTGCTTTCTGAATAAAGTGGCAGCGGAATTTAGCGCGAACGGTCATGGGGTTTCCTCGGATAGTAAAAAGCCCCGCTATTGCGAGGCGCTGGTTTGTTTCTGGCAGTTAGCCTGCCACGCTTTGTTATGCGCCAGGATGTCTTTCTTTGTCTGGCGGTCCATAACGTCGATGTCGTGATCAGTCAGGTAGATTGGCTTTACCCAGTCACATGCGGTATCAACCACCACCGGGACGCTTCCACGTGTCACGCAGCTCGCGATCAACATCGTCATTAGGCATGCGGTTAACAGTCTGCTGTACATTGCTGGCCTCTTTCGTTGCTTCTACCCGTCGTTCGGCTACTGCGACCGTTGCCGCTGCGTTATCTTCGGTGCGCTGCTGGTCCGCTTTCGCTTCCGCTTTGCTGGTGCCGCGAATATGGCCCAGGCCAAAGGCACCGGCGATAGCGGAAATCACCAGTGCGGCCAGCCCGATTATCGTTTCGATACCCACACTCACCTCACACCAGAACAGATTTCGCCAGGTTAAACAGCGCGCGGCGTTTATCCAGCCCGTTTCTGCCACCATTGATAAGAAGCGTCACGCGCTCAACGTCGCCGGAATGAAGCAGGCAACCGCGAGACGAATAGAACCATGCAGCTGAGCGCGCGGCGTATTCATCCTGTTCAAGCAGCTCCGGATGGGTAACAAGGTCAAGTTTTAGAGCATGACCGCAGCTGCGATAGTTGCTGAGCCCAGTGATTTGCTTCAGGCCGCGACCGCGATATTTCCAGCCATCACCGGCAACCTGATTGCCCAGGTGTACTTTTCCCCACTCACCACCGTATACCAGATTGGCGATCGCTTTCTGGTTTGCCGGTTGCGTTGCAGTTCTGCCAAGTGCGGCGGCCTGCTGTTGCGTGATGCGGTGGCTACCGAACGTCGGTACCAGGTTATCAACCGCGTAATTCAGGTTCTCCACCAGCCGGGTAAATCTGGTGCTTTCATGCCCCATCTGGGCAATAAACATTGCCTGATCTAGCGGTGCGGTGATGCCGTATTCCTTCATAGCGGCGTCGATATGCGGAAACCAGCGCGCAGCTAACCCGGCGCTGATACCAGCCGCCTTCTGAAATTGTGATTGGTTCATTAGTGCCTCAGACGATCAACCAGCCGCGCCATATTTCCACGAACCTTCAGGATGGCGGCGAAGATAAGAATGTTTGCGACCACCACCAGCCAACTGGAATCACGATAAAGGCCGAAGATGAACTGCAAGGGGATCGCGGCGTAAACCAGCACGGTTATATACGCCAGGACAGAAATAAAGGGGCGATGCCGGGCGCCATGTCGCTGGTAAAACATCAGCACGATGACGATGGCCGCACAAATAAACGCATTAAAGACTGCTGACGGGTCAATTACCATTTCCCCCTCCCCCACGTAGCCGCGAGAAAAACTTGAACACGTTGTTCAGGTCCTGGTTGTTAAGATAAGTGAGGATTTTTATACACAGGGCAGGCAGAATCACTGCACCCAGTGCATCCAGCGGTTTTTCATAGTGCGAAGCTGCATTTAGCAGTGAGCCAATAAGTCCCGCCCCAAGCACCCCAACGATAAACGACGTCAGGAAATATGCTGCCAGTCGGGCGCGGGACAGGTTTGTGGCTGTCGCGACGTAGAACACCGCACCACCAAACGCCCCGAACACCACACCAAAATCTGTATGAGTAAAGACGCCGTACAGGACTGAACCCAGCAGGCCGCCGCCGAGAACAGCGCCGGTGCCGGTTAATGGATCGGACATTAAGCCCCCTCTTATTGCTGTGATCCCTCTCAGGAAATTTGAGGGGAATAAAAAAAGCCCGCTCGCGAGAGCAGGCTAAAGTGATGATTATCACAAGAAGGTAGAAAGGAGATCATCCGAAAGACAGGTAGTGACGTCCGGGTATCGAGGCCGATTCACTGATGGTTCAGGAGAACCACCTGCCAGCGGATATATCCCCTTCTTCTTTAGCGTAGCCGTAACTTCGGGAAACGAGCAAAAAAAACCTGCTGTTTAAAGCAGGCTCTCAAGGAATTATCAATTCGATATTATTGTTATCGTGGTGCCGGGTGCCTCCCGGTGAGAATTACTCCAGCAAACATTCCCGCGTCTGAGAGGTTTCCTTTTCAGGTAACTGCTGGAACGCCCCTCCGCATAGGGGGATTCACCACAATAAAAAAATAGCGCATAAATTAGAGTTGAGAAACTTCCTCGCTTAACGAATTGGACACTGGTCCGCCATCGAGGATTCGAACCCCGAACCACAGAGGTAGAAGCTCCGTGCTCTTTCCAGTTGAGCTAATGGCGGAAAAAAAAGACCAGCATTGGGTTGCTGGTCATGGGTCATGCAGTTGTCTCTGCGAAGTTGGTGTATCCCCACCAAGTGTTATCAGTATCGAGAGCATTATCGAACGCCAGTTTACTATAGCACCGAAGAAAAAATTCACTCTGTCAAAGGCCATCAGAAATGACCTTTTGCACAGTGTTATTTACTGGATTTAAACACGGGCCAGAGTAAAGCAATTACCCCGGCTACCAGCACGCCATCAGCAAGGATGGACATCATTTTGCTGGTGAAGTCGATGGCAACCACCAGGAACATCAATACCCCGGCGGCTACCCAGCGTAATTTCCCGATCACAGGTATTGGTCCAGTGGAAGTTGCAGCGCCTGAGCAATTTTCTTGAGCTGCTTCTCTTCTTCTTCCCCGATGCCGTCGTTGTCAGCGACATCAAGGCACAGGCAAAGAACATCAACAGCATCGTTTGTACCGGCAACGTCAGCCAGTTCGCGCAGCGCCTGAGCATTAGCAGAGCGCGGCGAAGCTTCATAGCGAGCACGGATATTGCTACTCATCTGTGCGATCTCACCAGCGAACGGTGCGAAAGCAGGCAATGCTGAAATGGTTTTTTCCAGAGTGGCGATTTCTTTCGCGTCGCATGTACCGTCGGCATACGCAATGGAGTAAGCCCCCCACACCGTAGCTTCAACCGCGTCGCGGTTTTCCATTTTCTTAACTTCAACAACAGCTTTACGTGCTTTCTTTTTGAAGATACCGAACATAGTGACTTTCCTTTTAGCGGGTGAGCCAGCGCTCAGGAATGATCGGCCCACAGAGACAGTCACACCGACCGTTCCCTATGGCTCACCCCTGAAAGGCTCTGTGGTTGAATTGCGCCGAGCGTGGCGCGGATATGAAAAAGGCTGCCAAATGGCAGCCTCTGTCTTGTATGAAATGTAGGTAGGTAATAGCGCTGAAGAAAATCTGATTCTCAAAGAGAAAACGATCTTTATCAATGCCTTACAAGATGATTAAATATTGTTCTCCTCTATCACTATCTCGATAAGGGTTACAATGTCTGACAAGGATAATCCGGGTAAATTAATCTGGCACGTTTCCTGTGATGAGTCAGGAACCGGCGGACAACGATTCTATGGGTTTGGAAGCCTATGGATGAAATACCAACGCCGTGGTGACTTCGTTCAGATTATCCGGGAACTTCGTGAAAAACATAACTGTTCAGATGAGCTTAAATGGCAAAAGGCTCACTCTAAACAAAACGCTGCATTCTATGATGATGTCATTGAAGCTTTTTTTAAATATCAGTGGCTTGCCTTTCACTGCATTATTATTCAGAAAGCGCATGTAAACAAAGAGTTCCACGATGGTGATTATGATTTAGCAATGCGTAAACACTTCACTGAGCTACTGACAAAGAAAATCATCCGTGTGATTCGCAAATTCCCAGATAGAGAATGTGAGTTCCGTATTGATGTTGACCCAATTGCATCTAGGTATGATAAAGCTGACGAGGCTTTTCATAAGATTGCAAACAACATTATCAAAAATGCAACAGGGAAAGAAGAAGCCATAAAGGCTGTAATCACCAAGGATTCAAAAGAATCGGCTCAAATCCAGATCTGCGACTTTCTACTTGGTGCTGTAATGAGTGCCTACCAAGACAAAGCCTCTAACCCACGAAAAATTGCAGTCGCAAATAAAATCGCAAGTTACTTAGGTTGGGATGGTTTCCACTATGACACCTGGGGCTCCGAGCGTAAGTTTAATATCTGGTACTTTTATGATCCTACAAAGGGGCCGCGTGAACTTAAAACAAGAAAGGTAATACTCAAGTACCCATTACCAGAATAAAACAGGCGACCTCCCAGCCGCCACGGTTCGGGTCGACGCGCAAACACGCGGTTTACGAACTGGCGGACTTGTTCAGGGCCGCCCCTGATTTCAAGACAAAAAAACCCGCAGCAGTGGCGGGTTTATGTCTTATTGCTCAGTTCGCTTTAACGTCCCGAGCTTAACACAATTTAAGCACTTTTTTGCTCACTCTGCAACTTAAATCTGTCGCCATTTGTGCCGAAAGCGTCACAAAGTGGTGCGTAAAGGATAGATTCTGCAAGACTTACCCATGTATCAATGCGACGACGGCATGTAATAAGGGTCCAGTCGGGGTGTTTTGAATTAAGCTCTTTAGCCATCTGGAGTTTACTTTTACGCAGACGATGACGATCAACAATCACGCCATACAGCCCACGGTATTCTTCGTTCATCAATACCGCAGCAATAACGCCGTCAATCTTTAGCCCCTCCTCGTCTGAGCAGAACGCTAGGCCAGTTTTGTTTTTACTGTCGAGGATTTCACGCAGGTATGCTTCCAGCTCGGGTTTAGTGATGCCAGATTTCTTCATGCGGCGCAGCGCATCGTTGATAGCGGATTTGGTTATTTTCCCGGAAGCCAGCAACTGGTTGAACATGTTTCCGCCCGAGCCACCACCGATATAAGACCAGCGACCCCACATGCGGAGCTTTCCCTGTACCCAGATACTTTCTAGAGTGCGAAGGCGAACCAACTCGCCGGATTTACCTACTTCTGAAGGATTGATCATTTGCGTCTCCACTTACGCCAGTACGCCAATTGCCAGCGCACGATCTAAAAACCGAAACAGCAGCGTTAACTGGTCGCCGTATTTCGCTTCAAATGCCACAGGATCAGCGTGTAACTCGTCGTGATGCGCTCTGCACAGCGGTATCACAAACAGGTCATGCGCCTTAGTACCCATTCCACCCTGCCCGTGGCCTATCAGGTGGTGGGGATCGTCTGCCGGGTTATTACAGCAACAGCACTGCTGCGACTTCACCCAGCGGGTGTATTTCTCGTTTTCCCAGCGTCGGCGCTTTGGCCTCAGCATGAAAGATTCCGGCGTTTCAGGATCGACCTTCACCACCACTATCTTTTTTGCCTTCTCCTGAAAGATTTGCGTAGCCGGTAATGACGGGACAATGTCGCTTTCCCTCATCACTGAACTGTGCGGTTCTGGCTTGATTCTGAGTGCTTTACTCGCCACTGATTCAGGAACAAGGTCAGCCAGATCATTACGTACCATCCACCAGCAGAACTCAGGAAGCGAAAGAGTGTGGTCAGCGCTGAAACCTAAATCAATATTCACCCTTTCCAGAAGCCATTTTACCAGGTTCTGCATGGCAATTCCTGCCAGTCTTTCAGTGGTTTGCTCACGTAAATGGTTATCACACGACCAGCAAAGACGAATGCTCCCCGGAGCGTGGCGCATCACCGTAAAGTCACTGGCATGCCAGTCAGTGTGAGGCCACTGACATTCAAATTTTCTCTCCAGCCAGGCATCAAGGCTACTCAATCCACCAGCTTTTTGAATGACCCTCTCGTTAACGAAAATAGCCTGCATATTGGCATCGTCAGTCAGGGGCTGGTGGGCTTCAGGGATTATTCCGGATGGCAGATGCTGGATGGCTTCGGATGGTGGCTCAATAACTACCCTTCCCTGACGGAATAGCCAGAGCAGTTCGGTACCAGGGCGGAACAGAACCACCCCGGACATCGGCGCAATTTCAGGCGTCAGTATGGCTCTCACGCAATTTGCCCCTTAGCGACATGCTCTGCCCAAAGTCCACCTATCCAGCGCACCCCTTTCGCCGTGAAACGAGACTGATTGAACGCGTAGTTGGTCTGGTTGGTGGTCCCGGTCTTAACTTCAAATCGGCCTGCTTCGATGTGTTTACTCTTCGGAGTAAGCACGCGGTTCAGGCGATACATGATGCCATTCTCAATGAGGAACATCGCGAACTCGGGTTCTTTGGCGTTAAGGAGCTTGGCAACCTGCCGAAATGTCATTGACCCGGTGGCTTTGACGTAGCGATCAACAAATTCAGCCTTCGGTGCGGCAATTGCCAGCTCTTCACTCAGACGTTGCTTCTGTTCAGCAAGATCAGCGGCGAGCCGGAGTGCTTCAGGGAGTGATTGGGGAACAACCATCCCGGCCCCGCTCTCCAGTTCCTGCCAGCGATCAACCAGACGGGCAGTAAACTCCGGGCACAGCTGCGCGACGATCACATAGCTGTCTCGCTTGTTAACTTCGTAGTAATGGTAAGTCTGCTGGTTCTGAGGATGGGTGTACTGCATTGCAGCATACCCCCCAATAACGCCGGATTTCATCAGTCGCTCGATGGTTACGCAGACATTGCTGTGACGGGAATCGACCAGCTTCGCAATTTCACGACTGGACATCGTTATCTGCTGACCTATCGCGGCGGCATGGTGCGTAGGACACGTTACGGTGATGTTCATCTGATTCATGCTCTTCTCCACTTATCAGGCGGCTGCACCCGCCAGAGGTTCATGTTTCTTGATGGATATTTCTACACGTCCACCCGGTACCTTCGGCCCCCACTCCACCAGCATTCTCTGCACCTGGCTGTCATCCTCCCAAATGCCTGCGTGCGTGAGCGCGTCAAACAACGCCTTGTTGTAGTTGTCGATGTCGCGGCGGCGTTCGTCTGGTGGGTACAATATAATTTCGACGGCAGCAGGTGCTGTTGATGGCTTTGGAAGGAAGCGAAGCTGCTCGACAATGGCGACACAGGCCGCGCTTTGATATGCCCTGCCTTTGGCGCTGATCAAATGGCGGCCCTTTAACGGCCCCTTATTCGGGGCTCGCCAGTATGTGTTTACGCTCGGTGGGAACGGGAGCACCAGTTTCATAACGTCACTCCCTGTTTTTTCAGCCATTCAACAGCGTTATCTCTGGCATTGTCTCCGCCGGATAGCAGGTCTTTGATGATCGTTACTGGATCTGCTTCCCATTCCGTTTTGACGACGGTAATGCCCCTGGCTGCGCCAGGAGCAACAGTGATGTAACCCTTTTTCTTAAGTGACTTCACGTGCGCTACAGCAGCGTTCGGTGATGCGCAGCCAATTAATCCGGCAAGCTCCAGCATCGTAGGTGGGAAGCCAGCCTTTTCGATATGAAGCTTGATAGCTTCGAACACTTCATTCTGACGCGGCGTTAATTCGATCATGACTCGACTCCATAACGCCCGTTCAGGCGTCCGATTACGCTATTGAACATCACCAGGCTAACTCCCATAGGTTTAACCTTCTCGTGGTACTCCTTCAGGATCGGAGGCACTACGACATTCCAGCTTGGCTTTGGCTTCTGCTTTAGGGCTTTTTTGATGGCATCGTTGCATTGACGGGCTACATCACGCACAGCGTTCTCATGCTCGGTAGATAGCTTTTTCATGCGGCGCGCTCCTGTTGTTTTTTCATGGGAACGGCAACTGCCGGTATAAGCTCTACAGCTGGTGATTCAGATTGATTTCCCCAGTGGTCCCAGCCAGGCGCAGCGCAACGGCTGAATAGTTCGATGCGTGGGACGTCACCGTAAAGCTTCTCCAGACGGAAACGCGCCTCTGCTGGCTTCTGGCTGTGCTCACCGAGTGGACTGTAGATAACCTGCTTGATGCTGGCGCACTTGCGTTCCAGTCCATTTCCCCTGGTGGCGATTAGCAGGTCTTCGGTATTGGCTCGGGTGTAATTCCAGCCGTTCATGCGTGTCTGTGCGTTCAGCAGGTTGAGGAAGTCGTAAAAATCCTCCACACGGCCTGCCTGAAGTGCTTTGTTGATATGCTGCTCTGCCAGTGGGTTGAACTTCACCCAGGTAAAGCCCTTCATCGTGCGAACTTTAAAGCCCCACGCTTCAGCCAGCTCGATAGCTTCTCGGGTATGCGTACCGGTAAACCACATAGCCAGAACTGCATCATCGGCAGCCAAGTCCCAAACCGGCAAGCGCTTCATGTCGATAAGCTTCATCGTGCCGTAATGGTTGGTTGCAGCGCCGTTGCTGATGGTGTTCCCGTATTCCCAGGCTGGGTCGGCATAAATGAGTGAGTATTTCCCGGTCATCGCGTTACACCTCAAAAGCAAGTTGTGGCGTGAACCGATCGCGTTCTGCGTCGTAATTCAACGAACTTGCGGAGTTAAATGATTCAATGCGTTCTACCAGCACTGCCGCGCGTGTTTCTTTGCTTGCCGGCGCGTAAGCTGATTTATCCCACGACTTGTTAATACCTATGTTCCTGGCAACGTTGGTGCTGTCAGCTGACGATAATGGAACCTGCATAAAGAGGTCCTTATCTAGCATGCGAAGGCCATGGAGCTTGGTAATCGGATAGCCATTCTCGTCAACAACATGTCGAATCATGTCCCGCAATTTTGCGGCGCATTTTTTTGGGCTTTTAGCGTCATACTCGCCCATTGAGCCTATGCATACGCGAGGGAATTCGTGACACAGGCGGATGAAACGCTCGTCAGGCTCGTTGAAGTGATACACCGGCGCGCCGACTACTTTTCCGTGCGGCCACTCAGCGATTAACGCGTCGTTCTCTTCACTGGTGCCACCGATCACGTCAGGGATAACAGCAAAAGCAAAGCGCGGGTGATTCATCCAGCGACCTACAAATGCGTAGTAGTCATTCCAGTTAACAACCCGCTTTTTCGTCCAGAAGCTGAATGCGCCGTTATCCAGCGCGAAAGACTGGGTGACTTCACTGGCCAGGGCTAATTGGCCGGGGTTAGCGAAGGAGATGAAAGCGTGCCTGCCTTTCCATGCCTTCAGCGCGCATGTGTCCGGTGTGATTGGTCCTCCGTGGTAGTGGATCATCAGACATTCCTCGCTCGGCCAGCCAGACACCATGCATCAGAGGGTGCTTTCACTTTCGGCGCCATGCTCAGGCAACGCTGACGCTCAATCAGTATCTTCATCCTCTGCTCTTCGTTCTTAGAGCGATTGAAGGCATCCATCAGAACCGTGGCTGCACGCTGGTAAAGCCCTTTTTCAAACAGGCCTTGAGCCTTATCCATCATTGTGGTCACAGCCGGATTCAGAGCTTCTTCCTGTTCTGGTACAGCTGATTTATCAGCCCGATTGATTTTCAGTGCGGAACGCCCCTCGCCAATCTCCCCACCCGGTGCTTTGGCAAAATACTGGTAGCACTTGCCGTTATGCTGGCGGGTTGCGCGATTCAGCTTGACCAGATGGCATACCCCGCGCTGAACAGCATGAACGTCGTATTGAGGCATTGAAGCTGCGATCTGTTTGTTCGTTAAACCAGGATTATCAGCGATGAATATTTGAATATCTTTCAGAAGGCTCATGAGTTCGCTCCTCTGAAGCCCGCCGGGACTTTGCTATAGTCGGTGTTCTTGAAGCTGGATTTGAAGATTCCATCCTCACGCTCCCACTTGCCGTTAACTCGCGCTGGCCTTCCGGCATTCGCCCAGCTGTTCGCTGATTTCAGGTAGCCTGGAAACTTGGTTGGCTGGAAAAGCGTTTGTGGGCGCAGGTAGGCCGCCATTGTTAAATCGTCGCTCCACTTGGCGTTGCAGTAGTCCACCACCAGCGACAGCTCTTCAACGGTGAAGCCCTCCCCGATTCGGGCGCGAATGTTTTGCAGCGAGGTTGTTGAAACCTGATAACGCGAACTGGTCACATGGTTCAGATGGGTTAAAACCTGTTTAGCCTGTTCAGTGATCAACACATCACCGTCTGGTTGCGCCGCAACCGGACAAATAGGGTTTTTAATATCTGTAGTATTCTCTGTTGTATTCTCTGTAAGAACATCAGTGCAATTTGACCTGATGAGAGCGGTTCGTTTTGACCCGATGGAACGTTCCACTTTGACCTCTTCCATCGGTTCATTTTGACCTGATGGAAGAGTGCATTTTGAACTCTTCGATTTGGTCACTTTGACCTCATCTAAAAGCTCACTTTCGTAGTTGATCGTGTAATAGTTCGTCATGTCGCGCTGAGACTTATTCAACTGCTCAACTTTGAGTACGCCAAGGTTTTTCAGGCGGGTGAATGTGCGCTTCAGGGTGGATTCAGACCAGAACGGGAACTGCTCCAGCCACTGCTCATTGGTGTTGTAAATCCAGCGCACGCCGTCACGCTCCAGTCCGGAGGTGGTTTCTTTCAGCCAGTAATTAACCTGCTGCAACGCAATGGCCTCGTTCAGCCCAATGCTGTACGCAAGGTCAGGGTTAATCACTATCGGGCGGGATGGCATTAACAGGCTCATGGTCGTCCTTTAACTCTGTAAATTTACGCTGGAATTGCTCAAGAGGGCTGAAGCACTCATGATCGTACCCTTCGCGAAGGTATATAACGCGTCGGGTCTCGGGCTCCCACCTGATGACGTGGACTGTGATGCCTCTGTGGTCTCTGAATCGCCGGTCAACTTCAGCCATTCTTCACGCCCCTTCTCGTTCATCAGTGCAAATGCCTCTACCATCGCTTTCTCAGGCTGGTAGTTGTTCTGATCCGCCTCGTTGTTTAATCTCTCCACATAGCCGAACGGGGAATCTTTTCCCACCAGTGGAAGGCATCTGAATTGCTTCGCTGGTCTCAATCGGTTTAAACTGTTCATGCGTTAGTTTCTCCACTGAATACGACACGCCAAGACGCCCGGAGCTGCACACTCGCGGGCGTCACTTCTTTTGGCTTTTCTTACGGCTAAACAGCGCGACAATCGCGCGGATCTCTTCTTCACGCGCTGCCAGATGACGGCGGTGATATTCGTTGATTTCTTCAGCTTCATGACGTTCGATTACTCCATCTTCGAGAGCTCTCTGGATCACGGTATCAACACGTCCACGCGCTGCTGACGTTCTCATGGCACGATCAAACAGGTCGACACGATCAAGGTCTTCAAGTTGAGGAACGTCCACCAGCAGCGCGCCACGGCGACGGGCAAAGTAATCCGCCAGGAGGGACGTATTCGAGATGTCTTCCATGGCCTCCAGCTCGTTCACTTCGAAGAACCGGCAACCATTCTTCTCATACAGGTTGTTGTTGAACTGCGTTACTGACATGCCAAGAGCACCGGCCATAGCTTCACGGCCTCCTGGGTACGCTTTGCACATCGCTTTAACTACTTCTTTCAGACTTGGCTCTACCATGTTGTTTTTCCTTTGGTAGTTACGAAATGCTGATTGCTGGGTTACGGTGTTACTGCAACGTCAGGATCAGCAGGTTTGTTTTTGTTAGGGAATGGTCGTACTTCCTCGGCTTCAATTTTCCCGTCTTCATTAACCAGGATGTTTACCCTGCGATTACGCTTGAGGGCTTTACTGATGGCACTTTGGTATACCCCAAGAGCTTCAGCTGTTTTGGCCTGACCGTTTTCCAAAACATATTCAGATAGCGGAATAATCTTCATTGGTTTTCCTCGTGGTTTGCACATAAGGAGTATCACTGTTAGTGATAAATATGTCAACACTAGCGGTGATTGGTGATTATGCCGTGCGGTGATAAATTATGAGAATGAAAAAGAAACCATTGACCGCCGAACAAATTGCCGATGCCAACAGGCTGAAAGCTATCTTTGAGTCCAAGAAAAAAGCGCTGGGGCTCTCACAGGAGCTTTTGGCTGAACAAATGGGTATGGGACAAAGTGGTGTCGCTCAGTTACTGAATGGCACAAATGCTATCAACGCTACCCATGCTGCACAGTTCGCTAAAATTCTCGGAGTAAAAGTCGATGATTTCAGCCCATCCCTTGCAGCTGAGATATCAGCTATGTTTGAGGCGATTGCGAACGGAAGGAATCATTCCTCTGTGTATGAGTACCCGCTATTAACCGAAGTACAGGCTGGCTCATTTTGCCCGGTTAATACATACACAGAACGAGACGCGAAGGAATGGGTTTCAACGACTGTTAAAGCCAGTGATTCTGCCTTTTGGCTTGAGGTATCAGGTCATTCGATGACTGCCCCGCCAGGAGTAAAACCGAGTTTTCCTGAGGGAATGCTTATACTCATAGATCCAGAACAGGATGTTGAGCCTGGTGATTTCTGTGTTGCAGGTATCTTCAACGATTCAGAGGTCACTTTTAAAAAATATGTTCGAGAAGATGGGAAGCCATGGCTTGAACCTCTAAACCCCAGCCCTCGCTATCAGGCCATTGAATGTAATGAGAATTGCAGGATAATAGGCAAAGTTGTTAAGGCCCAATGGCCTGAAAATATCTTCGAATAAGGAGCCATCCGGCTCCTTTTTTTTGCATCTTTTTTCACCTTAACAATCATAAAGTTAACACTACTGATGATATTTTTATCACTACAGGTGTTGACCATTTAATTACTATTGGTGATACTCAATATGCGCCGGGGTGATGATGTTTAAGACCATCGGTAGGTTAGCAGTACGGTATATAGCACATGTGCCGCAGCGGTCCGGGGATTCCTTCAAGTATCCAGATCCAGCGGGTAGCCGGAATGTGCAAGCCAGGCAAGTACGACGGCCAGAGACGTTTCACCAGCGTGGCGATCAGGTGTGACACCTCGGAAGAGACGAGGATATCAGCCATTCACGTTAAGCATCGCGCCTGGTGCTTAGCGGGACTGGATGACTTACCACTTCAAGACGGTCCATAAATGTCCTACGAAGTGGCGCTGACGACGGAGCGATAACCGAAGGTCGAATGCCCGACTGAAGGCAGTGACAGATCGGAAGTAGACGTCCCATCGTGGCGAGCAGAGGAAGCACGATGACAGCCGGGAAAGACCGGCACACAACCTGAAAGCGCATTCCTCTTTCACTGATGGGTATCGGTTTGTTAACTGGCGGAGTGCGCTTCCAGTTGTGGTGAATGGCGGGGCTGACCGTCAAACGGTTGAGAAAAGATAAGCAGGCGAAACGTTCTAAGCGAGCATATGGATTGATCGAACGCGGATGGAACGGGCGGTTACGATATTGAAACACCGCGCCACTGAGCTGGAGTTCAGCACCAGCCACCACAAACGAATCACGTTAGGACCGTGGTAAACCGTAGTAACTGTACCAGATGCTGTGTGTAGTCTTGGCGGTCGGCAGTTGTTAATGTCCTTAATGTCGACCGCCCCTTTTACACAACTGAAAGCGCGTTCAGCGTTCAACTTGAGAGGCCGTAGTCGTTAAATCAACTCAGGAGAACGCGCTCCCAATTGTGGAGAAGCTAACTGGCGGTGGCAGCCGCCCGTTTCACTAAGTGCCCTGGTTGGGTGCTTATTAAAACGAAACCCCTTTATTTTTTGTCGCCAGTCGGCGAGGGATTCGTGCAACCAAATTTTAGCACTGTGCAGAGCGCGTATAACACGGAGAAACTATCCATGACGAACACACAGAACGTCACCGAGTTACAACCACGCATGACCCGGGAGCAGTTGATCGACGCAGCGCGTAAGGCAGCCCCTCTCCTTCCGCCAGCTTATTGCGGCATTATGAAAGAACTGGCTAACCGCCTAGACTATACCAGCGTCGCGCTTTGTGAAGCGATGGCTCAGCGTAAGGAACTGGCTGTTCAGAACGCCACGTTGCGTGAAGATGTCGCAAGCTGGGCCAAAGAGTGTGACCGCATTGTTGAACGCCACACGAAGACCAGAACCAATATTCATTTACTGGAAGCCCAGCGAGAATTGCGTGAGCTGTCACCCATCGTCATTTCCCAAAATAACGAGGTGGCTCTCTGATGGCTAACTCATTCAAGCAAATGACCCGTGACGGGAGCATCAAGCGCACCGATACCGGGATGTTCATCAGCCTCGACCAAATCCATGTGCGGGAAGGTTTCAACAAACGCGAAGATGATGAACGTACCCGCCAGGCAGATGATGACCTTTTCAACTTTCTGATGAATGGTGGCTCCGTTCCCCCGCTGGAGGTTATCGCCCGTGATGAAGGTGGAGTGTGGGTTGTTGAAGGCCACCGTCGGCGTCGCTGCTATGCGCGCTGTGCAGAAGCTGGTAAGCCAGTAGATCGCATCCATATCATGCCGTTCAACGGTAACGATGTTCAGCGCCTGGCGCGCATCATGACCAGTAATAACCAGCTTCCGCTATCCGATATGGAACAGGCAGCTGTTATTCAGGAGCTACATAACGCCTTTAACCAGACCACCAGCGAGATAGCAAAGCTGGTGAATAAGTCTGTGTCCACCGTCGAGAAGCTGCTGCTCCTCAGCACGGCGAACCATGACGTTCAGCAGGAGGTTAAATCCGGTGCTGTGTCAGTCGATGTCGCGGTTGATCGCGTTATGGAGTATGGCGAACAGGCCGGGAAAGTACTCCAACATGATAAAGCTGTAGCGGCTGCTCAGGGTAAATCGAAAGTAACCCGTAGCTCTATCGCGCCGGAGCTGAGTGTAAAGAACGCACGCCGTTTCGTTGAGCTGATGGCTCAGGCCACGATCAGTGATGAAGGCGTCTTCACTCTTGAAGGGAGTGCACTGGCCGAGGCGCTGTCGATTATGGACGAACATAAAGCGATTGCAGAAGCGCGTGAAACTTACCGCCTGTCACAACCAGTCCCTGAAACTGAGATCAAAGGGAAAACTCTTTACGTCAGACTTGAAGGTACAGAGATCGGGACAGCGCAAATCTATCGCGGTAAGAACGTCATCCTTAATGGGATTGTCACCAGCCAGTCGAAGGCAGTGGCCCACTTCGTTAAGCAACACAAATTGCAGCAGGAGCAAAATCATGACAGCCAATAAACCAATGACCGGCGAACAGCTGGATGAACTGATGACTATTGCTGTCAACATGCAACGAGATAGTGAAAAGGTGAGTGACCGTCCTGCTGCTATGTTCGCTTATGCAGTGCAGGTAGCTGTTCTGGAACTGCGTAAGGTTCGTAATGAAGCTGCGGCGCTGGCTGCGGAGAATGCGTATCTGCTTAACGGCGCATCTCGTGAACTAAATACTTCATGGATGTTCCACAAAACGATGCTAGGTGCTCAGGCGGCTCTGGTATGTCTTTCCCATGGATATCAGGCTTCAGCTCGAGAATGGCTGGAAGGTACCACCGACGAAGCAGGGGCTGAAATGCCTGATGATATTTCCCTTGGTGAACTGCATGAATGGTTCGAAAGCAATATGGTCAGCAATAGCGGCAATAGTGGATTTCTTACCAGAAAAGAGGCCGAAGCGGCTATCAGGAAGGAATGTCCAGCTACCGACGCTTTCCTTGCTGAAGTGCGGGCGCAGGCCCACAAGGAAGGCGCTCACTTTGTTGCTAACAGGATGCTGGCCGCATGGGAGGCTGGGTTTATCGATGACACGGCGAAGAACGCGGCAGACATAGCACGGATGATTCTCACATCTACAGAGTTTATGGCTGATGCGCCAGAGGGGGATTTCGATCGCTCGTTCGCTGATGGAGTACTCGAAGACATCGCCGCCCAGCTTCGCAAAGGAGTGCAGTCATGAGCAAAGCAAAAGCATTACAGCCAAAATTCAACGTCGGCGATATTGTTAATTACACCGACCGTCAGGGCAGAAGGCAAAGCGGGAAAGTGCGTCATATCGAGGGAAAATGGACCTTATTTGGCAGTGCTTACTTGATCTACACTGTTCAGCATCCAAGCTACCGTAATGGGCAGATGCACTGTGGGGAAGATGTTATCGAAGGAGCAGCATCATGAGCACTACCCTAAAAGAATGGCTAAAGCATACCATCGCGGAGCTTGAAGAGGAGCGCGATGCGACGCCAGGTGCAGACAACGAAGATGCTGCCAAGGCGCTCGCTGCGATGAAAATAGCCTTGGGAGCGCTCGAAGCGGAGCCAATTTATCAACTCGTCAACGATGACTGGTACGACACAGACAAAGACACTTACGACGTTGTGGTAAGTTCCGGAGCGCGCGGACGCATCGTATACACCGCACCACCAGCGCCGTTAGTACCAACGTTCGATGAATGGCTGGAACTTCGCGGTAATAAGCCACTTGGCTGGGTCAAAGACGCGATGCGCGAATCGTATGACGCCTGCCGCGCCGCCATGCTTCAGGGTGCCGAACAAACAAACTACCGCGCTATCGTTGAGCGGATAGCTGAAATAATTCATGGCAAAGTGACTGATATCGATCTGCTTACGGTAACAGTTAAGAGCATGAAAAATAAATTGCAGAAATAAATACCGGGTGCAGCCGGTTAAGTGGAGAGAAACGCATGGGGCAGTTAGTAACACTTCATGAGTGGGCATCTGGTCCTAATGGATTCAAATATCCATTAAGCAACTCAGCATTAAACAAAATAGCAAAGACCAAACAGACTTATCCACCAGCCTTAAAGCAAGGTCGACGCTGGGTTATAGATGAAGATGCTCGTTTTGTTGGCATGGTTGGCAGTGTTGATATTTCGTCATCATTATCAGACAAGGCCCGCCAGTTAGTGGAGAAAGCGATAAATGGCAGCTCGCCCCAGAAAACATAATGTCAAAATACCCAACCTTTACTGTAAGTTAGATAAGCGTACTTCAAAAATTTATTGGCAATATCGCCACCCTGTAACAGGTTCATTTATTGGATTCGGAACAGATGAGGAAGCGGCAAAAGCTGCTGCAATCGAGATGAACCGTATAACCGCAGAACAAGAAACTCAGCAATCTTATGCTCTGATTGATATGGCAATGAAGAGCTCAGGGAAAAAGGATCAAGGTATACGTGTTTGTGAGTGGATTAAAAAATACATCGAAATTCAGATGGAAAGGTTGCGTGACGGTGAGATAAAAAACCCTACTGTAAAATCCAGACGATTATGTTCTCAGATCCTCGCAGATAGAGTGCCAAACCTTCGCCTGAAGGATGTTGATACAAGACTCATTGCAAAAATTATTGATGAATATAAGGCAGAGGGAAAGCACAGAATGGGCCAACTGATAAGAAGCGTACTAAACGACGTGTTCAAAGAGGCGCAGCATGCTGGCGAGGTTGATCCTGGCTACAACCCAGCCTTAGCTGTAAAAAATCCAATAGCCAAAGTGAAACGAAGCAGACTTAGCATTGAACAATGGAAGTTGATTTTTGAAAGCGCAGGCTCTTTACCTCCTTGTGCTCAAAATTCTATGCTTTTGGCTTTAGTAACCGGGCAAAGGATAGGTGACATAGTCGAGATGAAGTTTAGTGACATTTGGGATAATCACCTTCATGTTACCCAAAATAAAACCGGAATGAAGTTAGCTATCCCCTTAAATTTAAAGTGCGATGCAATCGGGTTGACTCTGGCTGATGTTATTAGTAAGTGTCGCGATAGAGTAGTGAGCCCTTATCTGATCCACCATGTTAAGCATCACGCTTACGGTAAAGCGGGATCTCACGTTCCCGAAAAAACAATATCAAGATATTTTAAGGAGGCAAGAGATAAAGCAAATATTACCTGGCCTAAGGATTGCACTGCCCTTCCGCCGTTTCATGAACAGCGCTCGCTTTCATCAAGAACATACAAAGCTCAGGGTATAGATGTCAAAACTCTTTTAGGGCATAAAACCGAAGCAATGAGCGTAATGTATGGAGATGATCGTGGTCTAGAATGGAAAAAAGTTGTGATTTAAACAGGGAGTTTTGGGGAATTATTTTGGGGATGTTTTGGGGAAAGAGTTTTACGAATTAAATTCAATCACTTAGATTTTAGCGAATTGCTCCAGAAACAGTCTTCCACCAGCAACGCATGAATCAACAGCCAGCGCTCCCGCTGGCTGTTTTCTTTCAGCCCTCTCCCTCCCGTGCTAATGTAGCAAGCTACGTATTGGCTAATCACAGGTGAAATCGTTATGTCTGATGACGTGACCGGGACGACAACCCATCAGCAGCTAATCAGCTTATTAACCGAGCAGGAGGCGCGCTTTCGTGTGGTGGCGCATGAGGCCGTAGGGAAATGCGAAGCGGTCAGTGAAATTCGCGGGACCGATCTCCGCCAGGGAGCAAAAGCGCTGGTCTGTAAGGTAAAAGGCAACGGCGTTAAGAAACATATTCTGGCAATCCTCGCCGCCGATCGGCAGGCCGATCTGAGCCTGCTGGCCAGCCATTTCGGAGGGCTTAAGGCATCTCTCGCCAGTCCGGCCGAAGTGGATGCGCTTACCGGCTGCGTTTTCGGCGCCATTCCCCCCTTCAGCTTTCACCCGGATCTGACGCTTGTCGCCGATCCGTTGCTGTTTGAGCGCTTTGACGAGATCGCCTTTAACGCCGGTCTGCTGGAAAAATCGGTGATTATGTATACCCAGGACTATCTGCGTATCGCCCGTCCTGAACTGGTGTCGTTCCGTAAACAATAAATACAGAGGCTGGCTAACGGTCAGCCGTTTTCCAGCAGCAGCACGGAAGCAATCAAAATAATCGCGATGATAAAAAACGATGAGGAGATAATCAGCGTTTCGACAAACATAGGATCGTTCATGTTGCCCTCTGCCTTGCCCAT